ATGGATAAAAAAAATTATCCCCATAGAAAAAAAGATTCTGTTTCGCATGAGATACAGGGTTGGACTATGCCACAGCTCACTATTGGCAAAGAAACGTATGTTCATTTTATGATTTATAACCCCGTCGAGAAGCGGATGAAACGTAAAAAGTACATGCTCGGTAGATGCAAAACTCGCAAGGAAGTTACTCGTCGTGCGAAAGCCATGATTCAAAATCTTTCTCGTAAATTAGAGGCAGGCTGGAATCCTTGGATTGAAAATTCGGACTCTCTTACCTATTCTCTTTTCTCTGACGTTATCGACCTCTATCACAATTACCTTTATAAGCGTTTGAATGACAGAAGCCTCCGAGAAGATACTGTTTGTAGCTATATCAGTTATCTAAAGATTTTCCGTCAATGGGCGGAATCCAATACTGATATTATATATATGTATCAGTTAGATCATCTTGTTATCGGTCGTTTTCTCGACTATGTCTATATCGAGCGTAATAATAGTTTTGTCACTCGTAATAATTACCTTGGTTGGCTTCGTAGCTTCGTATCATACCTTTTGGAGCGCGGATATATAACCATAGACCCCTGCGCACAATTTTCTAACGTAAAAATTAGAGGTTATGTGAAGGAAAGAACCGTTATTCCTGACGAAATCCTTATCTTAATAAAGGATTATTGCGAGAGGAACAACCGCTATTATCTGTTGGCTTGTTACCTCACCCATTATATGTGCATCCGTCCAAAGGAACTCTCAAGAATGCGAGTTCGGGATATCAACATTGACAAGAATACTATCACGCTCATGGGTGACCAGACCAAGAATCATGACAGCGTTACTATTACGATGCCACGTTGTGTCGCCAGGCTAATGATCGACCTTGAAATATTCCGCTATCACAGCGATTGCTACCTATTCTCAGATGGTTTCCGTCCCGGAGAGCATCAACACTCCGAAAAGCATTTCCGTGATTATTGGGACAAGCATCTTCGTAAAGACTTGAAGTTTTCCAAGAAATATGTCTATTATAGCTTAAAAGACACTGGTATCACCAACATGTTGCGCTCTGGTGTCGATCCTATAACAGTCAGAGATCAGGCGCGACATTCCTCCCTTGCTATCACAAACACATACACTCCGCTTGACATAAAAGAAGCGAATCCATTGATGATGAATTACAAAGGTGTATTATGATAGTTCGTATAGATATGCGGTCTTTATATCCGCCACTCCCTCGTCTGTAATATTGACCTCTATTTTCTCGCATCCGTATCTCTTGTTGCGAATGACGAATATTCTCTTAGCATCAGGAATACCTTTATATGCGAACTTGACACAATATTTTGCCTTCATGTTAAACGAGAATCCGTTGTTGTGAAGCTGACCAATATAGTATTTTGCATCAGAAGGATTAAGCGAGAGCGACCACATTGGTGGCTGTTCTGCATTATCATCCTTTTTTAATAGGTAATCTGTAAAGGCAGGATACGCCATTGCCTTGGTATAGCTAATCTTCCACGGAACGCTTTTCGGAGTGTTGGGAATAAACATAATTTGCATTCTATCCTCTTTCTCCTGTTTCTCGATACTCTCTTCACCTTGGATATATTCCTGTATGGTGTATTGTTCTGTTCCACCTCCTGACGTATTTTCTAGTCCGTGTTTTACAACATTGTCGCTCCCTGTTGGGCATGAAAGTGACGGTACTCTATATTCTACAATATGCTTACGGCCATAGATTTCTTCTTCCTCTACCCATTTGCCGATAGCCACGGGACATATCTTTAATGCCATCTTATTACCTTTTTCTTCTCTAACGAGAGGGGAAAATACGTCGATTTGGGTTAATTCCAATCGTTCTTTGATAGCTTCACCGTCCTTGTATTCATTGATCCATCCTGTCATCTTTGATGTCGGCGAGCAATATATATTCTTTTTTTTCTCATCCTCTGTCGCTGCATTATAAGCGGTTCTTGCCTGTGTTGATGTTTGAAATTCCTTTTTTGGTGCATTATTACGAACATTGTCATCAATTACATCATAATCATGATGAGACGAGTCAGACATATCATAAGACAAGTTGTCTGATGATACTGACTGAGAACTGTTCTCCTCGCTCATCTCTACAGAGAACTCATCTGTCACTTCTATCGAATTGACAGGCAACTCCGAAAAAAACGTCGAGTTGGCAACAGCAGTGACTTTCTTGTTTAATTGGTCAAATACAAACGTTATATTGAAGAGCTTCTTTAATTCATCCAAAAGGTTTTTAGGTGTCCAGTGTGGAAGAGTATGTGATGGATGATTCGTATAGTTTGCTGTCGCCACATATAATTTATCCCATGGGTCTTGGTCGAGAAAGCTTGCTCCAAGTTCATACCCCAGGTTCTTAAATATTGTTCTTAGCATATCGATAAGATTGTAGTGGAACGCAATATGACTCCACCCTAGAGTTTCGTCATATACTTCCTTTGGCACGAATCGCACATATCCTCTTGTACAAGTCCATATTACTTTGCTCCAGTCTATAACGAATATCTGGCTGTTAGCCGTGCCCCATCCAGCGCTTTCTGTTAGGTCAACACCTGCGAAGCCTAAATCCATTTCGTCAATATACACTTTACTGTCTTCTGATAGAAAGTTTATTTCAGAGTTTCCTCCTAACAACTGCACCTTAACTTCCTTCTCTGTTATCTGAACCATTTTGGCAGATCCGTCTAGAAGAATTCTATTGTTAACTATTAGTTTGCATTGGAATTTCTTGACTATTTTCTTTTTTTCCACGCGATTGATATTTCCAAAGAATCTCATATTCTCAAGGATGTCCAATGGAATTGTCACATCGAGCGTATAACTGTCAGACTGTGTAAAATACGGATTCTCGCGTGTCAGTTTAATATTCTGACCAGATGAGGGATAGACCTGTATGCCATCTAAAAACAAAACTGTTGCCATAACTCTTTTACTTACTCTTCAAAAGATTTTCATATTCTCTAAGTCTTCGGTATATGCCGTTTTCCCCATCGATGGGAACATCCACACCGATGCCGTTTTCCAACTGCACAGCCAACCTATTGTTCGTATCACGGATGGAGTCTAATACGTCCTCCAACTCGCTGTTGTCACTTTTCACGTTGATTACGGGAGACACTACCGTCGCAGCAGCAGGACCGCCCATAACATTCGTTACGTCGGCAGCTGTCAGTGATGCCACCTTATTATTTCTTTGGTATTGATCTATCAATGTCAGAATCGGCAGCAGATTAGGGTTGTTGACTGCCTCGTGGTTGGCAACAAATTCGCCTTCATGCACCACGCCAGCCTCCTTCCTGTATTCTCTACCGCCAGTGAATCCTCCCTTATAATAACCGGCAGCTTCTGCTTGATGCTGTTTTTTGATGGTAGCAACTTGCACCAGACCTGCAGCAGTAGCTATACCTGCGGCAATAGGCGCAAGAGTCGGTCCTATTATAGGTATCTTTTCCGTAGAAGCATAGGCGTTGATCGCTGCCAATGCCGTGGATGCGATTGCCTGTGCAATCTCGATTTTCATCGCTTTCTTATTCGCTGCCGTCTTTGCCTTTTTTATCTTTTTGTCGCGTTCCTCCTCAAGTCTCTCTTTCTTTTTGGTGTTGTTCCCGGCAGCAGCTATCTGTTTGTCGTAATTAGCGTTAATCTTTGCCACTTCAAGATCGCTGCACGCTTGAGCATAACTACTTGCAGCAGATAAGAATGTGCTTATGGTGCTGTATGCGGCTTGTGCTTGGCCAACAATTGCATCGTTCGTTTCTGCATCAAGCTGCTTCTTCGCTTCTTGATATTCCTTGTTGTTCTCATAGTCTTCACCATACAATTCTTTCAGCTTTTTATTGATTTGCTCTCGCTGCTTGATGGTGACAGCGAAACCTGCAATTCCTGATGCAATATCAGTTGCTTCGCCGTTATAATCTGCACCTGCCAGATTCTTGGCTTTTCTGAGTGATTTTGATGCGTTCCGTCTGACTTCTTCACTTATATCTTCTTCACGTTCTTCTTGGAGATCGTCATACTTTTCCTTGATATAGTCAACAATATCATCATACTCTTGTTTTGTCATCTGTCCAGATTTAACAAGTGCTCCATATATTGTTTCAATACTCTTCAGTTCCAAATTCTTCATGGCTTCATAATCCTGAAGTCTCGCTTGCTCGCGGTATTGCTTAAGTTTGGTTATATAGCTCTGCTCAAGTTGGAACTGGTGGTCTTTCTGTTTAGCTGTTATCTCCATTTCATATTCTGCCCATTTCTTCGGATCAGACTGATAGAGCTCTTGTTTTTTGCGCAAATATGCGATATCTTCTTGAAAGATTGCTTCATTCATTGACTCTTCGTCAACTACAGATTGGCGCATATATTGCTTACGTATAGATCTCTGCATGTCCAAATGCTCTATCTCCATACTTTTTTCAGTCCATTGCGCTCGTTTCTCGTTGTAATCCTGCTCCTCTTTCACTTTGTCATCAAGCATTTTTTTATACTCGTCAGAATCCTCCCCATATACTTTCTTGAGGTTCTCGAAGTAGCGAAGTGTCAGTTCATGCTTGGCCTTTAGAAATTCTTCATAGGTCATCTGCCCTGCCATATAGCTCTGTATCTGTTCTGACAGTTCCTGCTTATACTGCGCTTTTACTGCATTCACCTGTATTTTTTGTTTTTTCTGATTCTCCTCCTCTATCTTCTTTATCTTTGCTTCCTCTTGTTTTTTCTCCTCGTCTGTAACATACTCCTGTTTTACGCTACTTGGTGTTGATGGAGCAGTATTGTTATTCAACAGATCTTTTCTCTGCTTCTTTTTATAATACTCTTGCAGTTTTTTATTCTTGTTAATAGTACGGTCCAAGACATTTTCTTCTGCTTCAAGAGCCTTTTCCTCACTTTCGACTTGCGCAAGACGTTCTTTGTGCCTTTGCTCCTGTTCATTACTTTTTATCAGAAGTTGATTGGTCTCAACACCTTTGCCATCCAATCTACTATAAGCAGGTGCCACACGTCTGCTTTTATATGCCTCTGGATGTGCATCACGTTCTGCCTGTACTGCTTTCAGTGATCCTCGTATTTTCGTTTCCTTCATCTGAAGGTCAAGTTTCTTTTTGTTGATTTCAACCTTGCGAGAGTATATGGCTTCTGCAAGAGCTGCGTTTTCCAGCTCCTTGATATACTCTTTAATCGCTTGTTTATTATACACATAAAGCTTTCCTTCTTTGTTAATCGCAGCATGATAGTTTGGTATTATTTTTTGAAGTGCCAGGATGGCATTTCTTCGTTCGTTCACGGTATAGGCATTAGATCGAATCACTTTGCTCAATCTATCTATTTTATCACGCTCATCTATGGTTCCTTCTGCCACTTGCTTCTGAAGTTTTCTTCTTGATTCTTGTATTGCTATCGCATTTTTGTACTCTTGCGTATTTTTCCTCATCTCTTCCCTATGCTTGATCAATGCAGATGTAACGCCATATATCGCAACACCCACAACCGTCACAACAGTAGCCAGCGCAGTCCATGGGTTTGTCATGCCAGCGATTCGTGCTGCTCTCATTTCTACGGTGTATGCTTTTACTCCTTTGGTTAAGAGTGTCATAGATGCATGAAGTGCTAACATGGCACTACGTAGGAGTATAGATGCAGCTGTCGCAGCCTTGTCTGTCAGCGTTGCAACAGCTGTTGCTGCAGCTCTTGCCTTAATTAGAATGATGTCTTTTGTCCATAATGCAGAGAGTATAGTAATAGCTATTGCCAGTTTTGTGAGAGCTGCTTTATGTTCAAACACAAACATTGTTATAGCAGATAGTGTTTTTACTAGCAATGAACCTGTCGAAATAGTATATTTCACAATAGGCATCAATCGCTCGCCTAACTCAACAGACAAGTCATTGAATCTTTTCTTGGCTTTATCTATGCCTGCAGCAACTGTGTTATTCTGTACATTGAATTCCTCAATAACACTATTACCCAGTTCATAAGCTTCTATGGCTATCTTCTGCCGGTCACGTACATCGTCCACCTTGTCGGCAAGTGTGGCCAATACGCCAACGGCACGTGCACCATCAAGTCCCATGTCATTAAGCATCTTCATCATGGTCTGAGGATCTTGTCGTTTCAGGCTGTCCGCAAGTGTCAATATAGCTTGGTTTGCATCCTCTTTGAGAAGTTTTGTAAATTTCTCCACGTCCATACCTGCAATCTTTGCAAATTTGGAAGTGTCCGTCTGCATCTTCGTCAACATATTACCGAATGCGGTAGATGCCATCTCGTCACGTAAGAGGTTTTCATCCATAACCGCACCAAAGCCCATAATCTGTGCTTGTGTCAGGCCGAGCTGTTTGCCAAAGCCAGCTACACGTGCTGTGAAATCAACCAAGTATCCTGCCTGTGCTGACGAATTCTGCGCAAGCTCATTGACAGCCGAACCCGTAGCGAGCATTGCATTTCGCAATCCCATGCGGTCATCTTCGCCAAATGCCATTGCCAATTTACCGATTTGATCGACCGCTTCTTGTCCCAGGTCATCACCAAGGGAAACGCGTATCTTATCTGCAGCATCAACAAATTCTTCTATATCTGAGGTTGCGGTGATGCCAAGACGACCTGCTGCCCCTGCGAGTTGGTTGAGCTCTTCGCGCGGAGTTCGGGTGTCCATTCGTTTGAAGTCTTCGTTCATTTTCTCAACCTCTTCTGTCACCTGTCCTGTGTATTTGCGGACATTGGCCATCTCTTGGTCCATTTCAGCAAATTTATTGGTGGTACTACGAATTGCCACGGATAAGCCTGTAACAGCACCTATGCCCTGAGTAAGAGCCCCCCAGTTTTTGTTTAAAAAATCTGCTCCTTTTTGGATGTAGTTTTGGCTGTGTTCTGTCGCTTCGGTATATTTTTTCATTTCATCCTTACACTCTCGTATCTTGGATGACAGATATTTCCATTCCTCTGAGTTCTTTCTGACAGAACCACTCCTCAGCTTTTTCTCCAGCTGATTCATGGTATTTCGCAAATCTTTGTATGAATGTTCTGATAGATTATCCAATGCGGTAGAGAGTCCGTGGACATATTTCTTCTGTTCACCAACGCTCTTATTCAGGCGGTCTATAGAAGCTTGCATGCTCCTCGCTAACTCTACGTCCCCCTTTTTTCTTGATTTAATCAAGTTTTCCTGTATTTCCTTCTGTGTCTTTAGCTCTTTTTCAAGTCTTTTGAGTTCGTTCTGTGCAGATTTTGTGTTCAGAACAATCTCCGCTGTCATTCTTTCATTTGTTGCCATAAAATATGCGGTATGTTACAGTTTTACTGCAAACATACCGCACATCTTTTATATACGAAAATACTTATTTCTCTCCACGCTGGGCGATGTAAAGAATAACCCAAAGTACAGGTAAAAGTGCTAATATCTCCATAGTTGTTATGTATTTAATTATTTATTTTCCACAAAGTTATGCTTATTTCCCCATATTTGCAATTCTTTTATTGATTATTTTTAATGAAAACAAAAAAATCCCCGATTCACATCGAGGATTTTTCGTCTATTTCGTATGCACATAAGTATTATATTGGATTGATGCGTGAGGATTGAAATTTACAATTGTTACTCGATAGCCTTTTGTTCCCCATCTCCACCAGAGGAAGCGATGTTTGTATTCTCTATAGACTATTGTCATCAGAGAATCTCGAATATTATAATAGAATGTCGTGTCTCTCAGAGAGAACCGAATGTCACTCCACTGGTCATGATACATAAATGATTGTGTCAATGTGTCAACGGTTGCCGTTACAGTGTCCGTTGTTCCAATGCCTGTAGTCTGTATAGACTGTATTTGTGATAATCGAAGATTTAGATCAGATATTATTTTCTCATCAATAGCTTTTTGCCTGCGTAGGTCTTTCAGCTCTGCCATAACTACATCTGTAGTGGCTGTTTTTATGGTATCCCTGATTGTGTTCCTCCTGATAGGTGTTTTGATGGAAGAATACGCTATTTGCTGTTCAAGAGTCCGGATTCTTTTTTGATACTTGCCCTGTCTTGTGACAAGACTGCCCACTAGTAAGCCCCCAAGTATTATGAACATCGTTGTTAGGACTATGATAACTATATACTTTCTCATATTGCTACATATTAAAATCTTTGTATTCAATTAAGGCATCAAAACATGGACATTCTTTGATGCGTTCCCATGGATCTACAATTCCGTTGTGGTTAAGGTCAGGAGAAATGTCACGATGACCAAGGACCTTCGCCTCTGGATATTGTGATTTCAATTTGGCCAGAAGTTCACGTAGAGCAAATTTTTGCTCAGGTGTCCGATTGTCAATACCATTCGGGTGAGTTGCGTCAATACCACCTACATACGCTACATGTATGGAATGCGCATTATATCCTTTGACCCCGTTGGCCACATCTATCTCATCGAGCAAATGTATAATATGACCGTTCGCCTGGACCACATAATGATAACCTGGATATTTCCATCCTTTAGCCTTAAATTCTCTGCGTAGCGATGCCTCCGTTGTTGTCTCTTGGTATGATGCTGTGCAGTGAATGAATATCCTATCAATTCTTCTCATCTTTCGCTCCTTTCTTCATTTCATCGAGTTCCTTGCGTATCTCAGTCTTAAACTGTGTCACTTGATTAACCATATAGGCAGCTACTCCGAATATGGCAAGTCCACCACTGATAGCAATACCTATATAGGCATTGATACCACTCGTAATGTCGTTAATTGTCATAAAACTGGTGAATGCCATGACAATTGCTGATGCGATTAGTGCAATAGCCGATGTGTACTGTATCCAGTCTTTTGTGTTTTGTTTCATAACTTTGTCTTCTTGTTTATACGGCAAAGTTACCTTATTGGTGTTAGGTGTGAAAATACGCCCCCACACATGAGTATGAGGGCGTAAGCAGTTGTTAGGGGCTTATTTTTTCAGCCATGTTTTGGCAAGAGACTTGGCATCTTCGCAGTCTCTATTGTACAGTTGCCATTCCTCCGCATATCCTTCAGGGTCATTGCCATGATGGCGGTGTATAGCCATCTCTTCGCTCTCTGTATATTTCGAGCGAATAATTGCATTAACCACATCCGGGTAGGATGTAGGATCGTCACATGGCATAATGGTACCACCGTCCTTCTCTGGTCCGGTATATTGATATGCTATGACAGATTCCTTTGCGTCTTGCGGTAGATAATCTGGTATTATCTTCTCGTTTAGATAACCGATAATCTTGCCTTCGCTAAACTTGCCAAAAGTTTTTGGCTGTGTGTAAATTGCAGAATAATGTTTCATAACTACGTGAATTTATAATATGATTTACCATCTTTACCCTCCAACTCTTGGATAATCGTGGGACATGGCAGGTCTGCAGGCGAGAAGTCTTTTAGGGCCTGTTCGATTAAGATCCTGCTCCCTGTGAAAGAATAGAAATATGCATCTTCATCAGTAGCCACGCCTTTATTGTCTTTTTTCTTCTCGAATATATATTGTTCATCATCTCCAACCGGGAATGTTCTAACGATAATTTTGTATTTGATAGCCAGAACCTTCTCTGCTACAGTCTTGGTTATATCCTGATTGTTTCCGTCGGAGTCTGGAACTGTTACTGTTATCTTCTTTTTATCAATTTTGCTCTCTTGTATGATGTAGTCAAGAAGATAGATTTTAATTTCCCCCCCCCCGAACAATCTCTTTTATTTACAATATGAGAGAACGGTTTTTTGCAATCTGGTGAGAGATCTGCAAATGGTGACTTAATACGCCTCTTGTTGATGATTTTTCCAAGTGATTTTTCCATTTTGATTTGTGTTATAAAGTTAATGCAATTGGTGTGTTTGATATAACCAAACTGACTCGCCAGTTTGATTCTTATAGCCTCTTCGTCGAGACCTTTTTTCTGCAGGCGTTTTACGTTCCTTGCTAATTTTTGTTTGTTTGCTTTGCTACTTAGCACACGATCATGATAGAACACATATCCACATAATCGTATTCCCATCCAAGTCGGACGCACATTATGGTCTTTGTTAAGCTCAAAATGGTAATCTCTTGTTAAGTGCATGATAAATAGTTCTCTGACTATTCTCAGGAAAGCTTTATCCTCATGCAATACAAGGAGATTGTCCACGAATCGATAATAGTGAGGCAGACCTTTTTGGGCAAATTGTACAAATCTCTCTGCCATCGCTGTTGCGCCCATATCCAGAATGTATTTATTCTTCTCACTGGCTGTTCCAATAATTTCGTTTACATACCTATCAGTCCAGTATGCCAGTCGCTCTGGATCTTTCGCAATGTCGAACAGTCGTTCCGCTTTCCGGTCAAAATCCGCCAAACACAACATACCCAGTAGTTGTGCAAGTTTAATACCAAGAGGTATTCCAGAGATATAACTATCTATCACCTTATAGATAAAAGTTCGCAGTTTCCCCTTTTTGAATGAATTATCTATTTTCTGTTTAATGATGGCATGGTCCATCGTCGGAAAATAATGATGAATGTCCATAGTGAGATTGTACATCACTTCGCTTTGTGTCGAATTGAAAAGTGTGTTTCGTATGAAGCGAAACATGGCATGTGTTCCCATACCGGGAATAACGGCAGGAGCACGCCAAGATACATAATCGTAAACCTGTTGCTCATAGGGCAACATTGCAGCAGTCTCTGTGTGATGATCACGGATCGGAGCTTTGGCAAGATGTCTTGTCTTCTTCTCGTGTATTACCTTCTCTTTATAACCTTGCGGTTCGAAGGTTTCATTGATGATGTCGGCGAGAACCACACGGACGTTCTCGTCAAGGTCTGCCTCATACTTCTTGATGGCAGCACGGTTGTGTTTGCCACGCGAGAAGTTTTCAAAGGCATCCCTGACGTTTTTCTCCGTTTCATTCTCCCGACTGTCTTTTATTCTTCGCATAGTCGGGTGAGTGTCGTAAATGTGTGGATCTGTTGGGTCTGTAGATTTACCCCGACGAGTATGGCGCTCGGCATTATCCTACGAGCCTCTCCGTCATCTTGTTTATGTTCTCCCGATAGGGAAGGCTCACTCTCTTGATTTCTTTCTATTGAGGACCACGCCGTAGTTCGCATTGGCATTCGTGGGGGCATTGTTGCCATTGAAGTACAACGAGCCAGCCAAGTCGTCATTGTCAGCATTGCCAAAACAAGCCGGACCGCGGACGTGCGTGAGAGAGTTCTACCTTTTTTGCGCTTGCAAAGGTACAAAAAAATCCACGATTCCCAAAAAGTCAAAGATCTCTTTTTCAAATTTTTCAAACGAGGGGCGCTGTGCGCCCTGTGTCCTTTGTTTTTCCTTGTTCATTATGTTATCAGCGTTGGCTCTGTGCTGAATGCTTCCCTGAATTCACAGAGGACCACGCCGTAGAGCGCATAGGCATACGTGGGGGCATAGTAGCCATAGAAGAACAACGAGCCAGCCAAGACGTCATTGACAGCAAGGCAAAACAAGCCGGACCGCGGAGACCTCCTGTTGCATGTGGATTATAATTTCCATCTGCATAGCCTGTATTTGGTGAAGCGCCTATCTCCAGTGGGAAGTTGCAAAGGCTCGCAAGATGTTCTTTCTTTATGTATGTCCATCCTTCGGCACCATAAGCCGGTGTGTTGCCCATTAGCACTTTGCCATCTGTTTTTGTCACATCAAAGATGTGTCCATCGATATTATGTTCAATATATACGCTCTGCGTTTTGTCGGGGTTACAACTCAATAACATATCCTCTTCTATGCAGCATAAATACTTATAAAAGTTTTTAAGCCCGAAAAAAGAAGGTATTCCTGCTATGTCTGTCGCAACAGTATTATTGTTGACGTTTACAGAGAAAGTTCCTGTGTAATCACCTTTTTCCACTCCTGCTGACAGTGGAATATATGGATAATAGCCCCAATTTCCACCCCAAGCTTCTATACAAGTGCAACCTATTCCGAGGTGCGCCTGAATATCGCGGTCGTGATAATAAATTCTCATTATCACAGCTGTTATTGCAAACACAACTCGTTCATTACAGAACCATAGACTTCCATTCTTTCTGGCGTATGTTGCAGCGGTGGGTACATCTATGTAGGTAGCTGGAAGACCTAACATAGAATTATATGCACCATCTTTTGCGGCATCATTATTGCCACCTCGATAACGCGTGTCGCTATTTATGTAGCTCACGAGCCGGTTCTCTGTTCTGTCAATCGTTGCATATCCTGCACATGATCTGGAAAAGACAGGCACTCTTATGTTCATCTGTCCAGGTATTGGTTTCGTATCTATGGCCTCATACTCATAGATATCATCTTTCCATGTGGCATAATAGATAGCCGTACCACTACCCCATTGATAATGTCCCATTGTTCCATCCAGCTTTGCAGTTCCACCACTTGCAAATTGAAGATGGGTCGAAGTACTGAGTTTTCGTCTGCTGTGGTTGTTTTGTACAAGATAACCACCAAGCCCAAATAGCTCAGCTATCTTTTCTGTCTTGGGAATGGAGCCTACAGGCTCTCCTACTGTCGTAAGTGAGTCTTTCCTCCACCTGCATCCGCACCAGTCTGAACTTGAAATCTGTCCGACTTTAATCCATCCGTACTTGTTTCCTGCCTTGTCATATCCCAACACCTGTGTGTTGTCATTGATAGACTGGAGATCTTCGATTTCTTTTGCTTCTTTTGCTGCCATATTATATCTCTACTTTTTGTTTTGATAACCAATAACTATAGAGAGCAGGATAGGTATTTGTGTCTAATTCTTTTCCGAACTCGTCACATCCCACGCTAACCGCTGCTCCAGCTTCCCATATCTTGGTGAAATACACTGGTATTTGATTTGTAATCTTCCCTCTTAACACCTCATATAAGATGATGACATATACGTCCAATGGGTGATCATAACTACCTTCATCTGTCGTCACTCCCGTAGCAGAAGCAACAGGTGCTGCTTCTGCCTGTTGGCCAGAGAACTTCATATATACGCCATTGTTTGGTTTAACATAATATCCATCTTCCATAACGCTACTCCTATAACTTTCTTCCACGAAATACTTGCCATTATACTCTGATGGTGTTGATGTACCCGATACACTGTACTGTCGCGTAGCATTATCTCCCTGCCCCAGAGTCTTATATCCTTCTTGGAAGAGGTAGTAATTAGGAGTATAGGATTCCTTGATGTTAAGGAATTCCTTCACTCTCTTTGCAAATGGCAACTTATATAATTGGTTGGGGAAATATTTATTACTAACCTCAGAAAATTCCTTCATGATGCCACTTGGTCCGAGATCGTACAACGCTTCTCCTGTGGTCTCATTACAAAACCTCAGTACCGCTTGTTTCTGGTCGTTTACCGCCAATTGTATTGCAGGATATACGCCATATCCGTAAATCTCAAACGTTGACCCACTCGCTTCAATATGTGGCACGCCTGCATATCCTGTCTGTATAATCATAGCAACAAGGTTGTTGATGTACGCCTTCTCTGCAAGGAAGATATCTGTTGCCAAGTTGTCGATATGCGTACCTCTCTCCCAGTACTGCTCCCAGTTGCTACCTTTACCTGGTTCGTCAGCCTCCGTTGATGTGTGTGTCTTAATACAATGATAGAAGCCATAATTGCCAGACAGCACAGTATCCTCATACTTTTCCCCATCCTTGCCAGCCATATATTGTACACCAACAGTCCATCTCTCTTGTCGTAGAGAAGGGCCTCTCGCTCCGTCAGATGTTATAACAACCGATTGTGTATCGACGTATGCACCGCCGTATCGCAGACGGACATCACACATCTTCGTGCCCAAAGGTATAGAGAATTGGAATGACGGAGTGTTATTCTTTGATATCGATGCAACTGCGTTACCGTCGTAATATACATCTACTGTGTAGTCCTTTAGTCCGATCTGCGTAGGTGCATTATCGCCCTTCTGCATCCATACCGACACCTCAATAACGTTTGTCCCATTCCATGCCCCTGCATACGTTGCAGATATGGTTTGTGGCGACAACACGAGATATCGTCGCACGGCATCTGATGGTGCCAGCAATAGGTTCTTAATCTTCGTTAGATTACTCATTAGTCGCGCTGATTATTACGGTTATACCTTTCTCTCTATCTATTAAGCTCGATGACACAACGAATGGAACATTTGTTGATTTAGATCCTACCTCTGCGCCTGAAATCATATTTATCGTCCGGAAGCTGAACTTCCATTGGTTCGTAGTATCAACAGCGTTCGTCCGTCTGTCATATACAACAGGATTGAAAGATACAGATACGCCAGCCTTAACGGCATCCCCTGCTTGGCTGCACCCGTCATAGATATAATAGACATCTGCCGTATCTGTAAGTTGCTGCGTTTTGTATGTTGTGGTGCCGTCAAACGTTACAGCGACACGGAAGATGTCTTCTGAGTCAACCCCAGCGTTATACACCTTGATTTTGTTGCTCGCAACAACCTCGATGATCCCCATTTGTGGTGTAACGTTTTTCCACACGCCATTGACAAACTTCTGCCATTGGTAGGTGCCGCCTGTTACAGACGCTCCAGCCCTGAGTGTCGTGGCCGTCATGGTAATCCAGTTATTGTTGTTCGACAGGACATTACTGCCACTTCCGTCTTCAGTCTCTAATGAGATAAGGATTTCTTTCGCATCGCCGACCGATGATTGCACGTGAATAACTTCGCAGCAAGTAAACGGTTTGCCGTTGTACGTGCTTCTGTAATAGATATGCTTATCCGTCAGGTCTGCTGCTGTCGCAAGGTTGCCGATGATTTTAAGCGCTGGATAGGTCACCCCACCAATAATGATTGTCGTTGCCTCGAAGAGGCTATTATAAGTGTTTTTGACATTCCCTGCCTCGTCGAGAATACCTGCGTTGTCTGCATCAGGGTTATTATAATACCACTGTTGGCCTTGTGTCTCTGGAACAACATATTGTCCTCTCTTGCTGGAGTATGGAAATGGATAGAGCGTTGCCGGATGCTTTGTGAAGTCTGTATTCGATACAGCATTACGGTTCGTATCCCAATATTGCGTCAATCCATATCCAGTCTCTATATTCACGCCCATTCGTGCGTCGATATGGTCTCCATCCTCAAAAGCATAGAGGTTGCGGATTCTACTTAGTGTCTGTCCCATATTCAAATGTATTTATGTGCAAATTTTACAGCTTCGGCTGCAGTTAATACTCTCGCTCCCTCACTAATAGCCTGCTCTATTCCGTAGCCGACAAGGTCTCCGCAGTTCACCAGATATCCGTCTGTTTCGTTGCCGTACCGATACTCAGCTATAGCGAGTTTCTTGGCTATCGCCGCAGGTATGATGTAATACATTGGTATCATAAGTTTCTATCTATTATTGGAAATTGTCCTGTTAAAATCTGACCATCTATCAACAGATAGCTGCCATCAACGGTGATGGGAATCTCTGCTGTCAGTTCTCTCGTCTGTTCTGCAAAACTATGCGTCATCGTACTGTCGATGGGGAACATCGATCTGGTGACTTCACCTCTGGTACCATGGGCAACGTGCCACCATTGGCCATCGTTCCGAGAGTACAGAATCTCAATATCGAAATATTGCTCTGCATTGGCGATATGGCCACCATTACGGGTGATAACAGAAGCCTCTGCAACAGCACGTCCAGTCTCTGGAAAGATATAAGCTCCTTCTATGATGTCGATATCATCTTCGTAGTTGCCATAGTATCTTTTCAGCAAGAACGGCACAACCTGCAGTTCTGATGTATTATCCTTCGGCCACGCCATACACCTCAGAGTAACCGACTGGATGTATTTCTGCTCGACGCTAATAATTTTGGTATCTTTTCCTTCTCGGTACCACAAATCCGTATTATCGTCTATCTCGCGCCATTTCTCATTCTCAAACACCTGCCATTTATATACACTGCTGCCGTCAGGGTGGTTTTTGTCTCCGTTCATCAACTGTACGGGAATAGAGAACACCCCTCGGCTCTTCCATGGGATGAGATTCGTGCGCTGTGGCCATTCTGTACGTAGCGATACACGCCATTGTATTTCTGACACACAAGATAGTTCTCCTCGCCAATATCTTTTGAGTACATCGCCACGGCGACTGTCGATGAAATCGGCAGAAAAAGATATTTCGCCCGACGTGTCAGGATCGAGATTACATTTCAGCGTAAGCTCCTTGGTCTCTTCGTTTACGACATAATCCTTGCCAGCAACAGGGGCATTTCCCTTAACCTTGCATTTCACAGTCCAAACGCAGTTGATGAGCTGTGCAGTATAGTCTCCGTTAGGAATTTTGCCAGTTTTGTCGGTGACAGAGAACTCTGGTTTGAGCACAAATGGCGTCAGCGTTCTGTCTGCAATATACAAGCCGTTGATGGCGTCGTACTTTTGCGACAACGTGCCATGAAGTTCTTTCATGGAGAACATCGTATCTAACGGCGTCGGCTGTATAATATGGCCTTCTGTTACTTTTTTCATATTATATAAGCATGTGTAAGGGTTCTGTCTGTTACTGTAACGGTACAGCGGAAACCAATTTTAGTGTCATACCTGACAGGCACAGGGATGTCTGACAGTTCCTGCTGCTCCAGATTATAAGAGACAGCCAGGCTCATGGTCTGATCTTTTTTCGCTTGATTCATGTTCCAAGCTTCGTCACCTGCATCATCCCCAGACTCTCTAGTCCACACCACGCTGTCTGCGGAGAGTTGGATATCGCCATGGGTGATTGTTGCCACAAGTGTCGTATTGAAGCTCTTGGACGCATTAAACCAATCTCCATTGGATGACTCAACGTCCAACTTCAACTCCGCGCTACGGATACAAGCCCATTCTGTACTAAGGAGTGAAGGAGGTTGCCCGACTGTAGCTTCAGCGACGATACACCTCCATAATGATCCACCATACCAAACGTTGTCCTGCACATGGCGTTTCTCGGTCTCATCATAGCCTCGGATGTATTTCCGATCTTCTTCCCACGCTATCCATTCTCTCTGAGTATAGTCTGGCGTACCGTCGTGCTTGACGGTAATCAGGTTCTCCACTACTGCTGTTTCCGCATAGAGGATAGGTTTTCCTGCTGTCAGGCTGCCTTCGTCGATAAGCTGGCGTAATGCAGGAACATCATTAGGCAGACCGATAAATGCGGTTGTGTTGCTTCCCTCGTCGTTGATGATGGGTTTGGTGACGTTCTGTAAGAAACAGAAGCGACCGTCCAGCGAAGAGAGGAAGAATACCTGTTGTCGGCCTTGGTCAACAGCATTACCCCACCGACTGACCACCGACGCCTCCAATGGGAGATAGTTCTTTCCACCAGGCACCTCATCATCAGGGTACAATAGCACATCAACTTCGTTGGCAGCATAGTCAACCGCTACGACTCGATACCACGATGTGAAGCTGATGCCGTTTGTCTGCAGATCATTCGTTCGAGAGCGCAGCACGTCATGGACCTTGAAGGACACGACATCTGCATCATACTCTTTGCGGAAGGTCAGTTTGTAGCGACCTTCGCCACAATAATCAACTTTGTCTATGATTCCTCGGTCAGAATATATCTGGTCTCCTGATGTTACCGACTGCTCGTTTATGACCAATTCATCGAAAATCGCAGAACCGTTGACGTGGATGCTGCTGCAGGTGATGCTGCCATCGGGATTGAGCCGAATATCCCCAGACTCACCAACGACAAGCCCTTTCTGAAGTGTCAACAAGAACTTCGAGACGTCATCTTGGTCTTTACGAAGGAACGGGTTGTCAGAGTCTGTCATATATCCCAACAGCATCAGCAGGGCATTACCAACTCGTGTTGCGGTATTGGCATGCGTCTTCCGTTCATCCCTTATCTGTTCGAGAAGCTGTCTGATTGCTGCGATATTTTGTGCCATCTCTTTTTTTATGCAAATATAACCAATTGCTTCATCACCCGAAAATACTAGATGCGTCCGATTGTGGCGCTTACATCCGTACCTGAAGAGCCAACAACCTTACCGTTGCCAAACATAGCGTGGACTACATTAGACATTGTGCCAAGATAGGCATTCCCGTACAGCTGTATCTCCACCTCTGTCAGCACATGGATGCTCGACAAATACTTAGATGTAAACCAGTCTCGTTTCTTTCGAGGCTTTCCCATCTTATGAGCTTTACGATAGCTTTTGCCCAGGAAGCGCAGTCCATTCTCATCATCAACACCACTATTACCACGGCGATATCCATTACCGACACCACGGGCAACATAGATGCCATATAGCAGAAATTCATGTACGATACTAATCTGGTCTGACACAGGCAGCACCCGATACGACAAGGAACTGGCGAGACTTCCAGTATTGAGGATTCTCAGTCTGAGAATTTTTTCTCGCCAGATGTCAACCATCATCTTTGCCCATTCACGCTCGTATGCTCTTACATCATCCGTAGAGACCGGGCGTCTGATTTTACGTCCATTGCTCATCGTCGTAAACAAGATCTTGTGGTTCCTGCGTGAAGAGCGTAAAATGCAGTCCTGTCAATCCAGACAAGAAATATCTGCCGAGTTCCTGATTAGGGATGGACTCCGTATCAAAGAACATCATCTTCTCTTCATACTCATATTTATCGTGGATAATCTTGGAGACGAACTGGAAGAACAACTCCCGACAGGTAGAGAGTTCCTGTTCCCGATCCTGCATATCGAGGTAGTTATATGCCGAGAGGATAAATACGGTAAACGCTCGTTTTCGGAAGAATCCTTGTGCGCCATCCCCCGACGACAGATTACCCGTTGTGGTATCTGTAACAGCCACGAATCTGTCCTCATCACGATATTTGTCAAGCAGACCTTCAAGATCATCAGGTCCTGAGATGGTTATCGGTTTGAATCCCTTCGAGATTGCCAATTTATTATGCAACGTCATCGAATAGAAATAAGCGATGGCGTCAAAACTGTTAGTTTCCATATTTCTTTTTTATTTCGTCCGCATCTCTGGCAAGCGCATCGAGTTCGTCAAGCGCCATCCACGTATCTGTTTCTTCCAAGATATACCGCTGTTTCGTCACATCTCCCTTCGTTAGGAGTCGGATTTGCGCCAGCATACCTTCTCTCATGCTTTCTTGTGTGATATCCGCACTCTCTTCCGACTTCTTCAAGAAGTGGGGATGGAAGCGAGAAAGCAACAGCTTGACAGCACCATACCAGAGGAACGCGCCAAAGAGTTCCTCTTCCTTAAACTCCGGTGACTCGCCCTGGCATTGATAGAGTATCTCAGCAATCTTCTGCAGAGCGTCCATCGCTCTTGTCTGCAGGAATCCCTGATAGTAATTCTCAAGCTGCAGATAGAGTCCGAACGGCAGTTCTGTGAGTTCGAAATCGTATGCTTTATGCCCTGCAGCTTCTTCGATTCTCACATTCATTTCCTCACTATGGCAGAGGAAATCAAGTGGGGCAACAAGTTCCGGTAGCAGTTCTGGGTTAAGGTTGAATGTCTGTTTACCCTTACGGCAGAGCCACCCGGCATCTGTACGATGATAGACCTCGATACCTGCAAAATGCAGAAAGGCAGCAACGCGCACCCGATTCTGCCAGTCTGGTGTCTCGCCGTAGATCCAAAGCAAGCGGATGACATAACGCAGATCATTTTGCGACAGTTCTATCCACTTGGTCGGAACAGTCACCACTACACGGTCACACAAAAAAGAACGTTGGGTCATCTTGCTTATTTTCATATCTTTTACGGTGTCTTTTCTCATATAGTTTGGATGTCTTATACTCTGGGTAGTCATCAACATGGCTCTCCAGGACATCCATGATGTTATCGAGATGCGTTCGGGCCCAGTTCGGGATTTGGCTACCCGGTTGTCTGCCTTCGCTTTGTGAGATAAAAGCGCCATAGAACACCAGCGCTTTGTTGACAATAACCTTATCCGCTTCCGTACATGTGTTGCTACGATAGCGCTCCATCAGCGCCTTGAGGTACTCACTCGATATCGTATTGCGCAAATGACACTGGGCTTCCATAGCAACAGATTGTGCCTTTTGCCAGTTCAGCCACGTAAGCTGCATCGAGGTTAGGAGCTGCAGATGCTGTGGACGGAAAAAGAATGTCTTGATGCGTATCTCTGCTTGTGGTGTAAGCGCCCAACCATCAACATTACGCATCCATTCCACGATGGCATCTATTGCAATCAGCTCTTCTATATTGATTTCCTCTATGAGAGCATCGACACGTGCCTTACTGGCTGGAGCCATACTCTCTGTCGAGACGATACCGAATCCAGTAGCCGTAAGCACAAGGTCGAGCGACCTGCAGCTTCTGACGAAAGCGTCGAGACAGACCACACGGATAATATGTTGTTTGACTGTCTTATCAGCTTCTGCGTTATCTATGTAGCGTGGTGAAACAATATTCTCCACAACCTTACGATAGGAGATGACAAACATCTCACTCAACCTATCATAGACGCTGGTGTTTCGTTCAGGCATCTTTGCCGCAGGAACATGTTGTTCAAACACCTTTTTTGTTATCTCACTTTGTATGTCCATCTTTCAGTCCTCCGTTATTTGTTGAAACTTGTTTGGCATCTGTATTCTGGTCAAGTGTTGTGAGCAGAATCATCGGCATATCAGGATATACCTTATCATCCCATCCGTTGTAGTAAATCACGAGATTGTGTGCCACCATCATCATATCGTGAGGCATGGTTTCCAGCGCTTGCTTCATGGTGAAGAGTTCTCGCTTGTCTGAACCTGAATTGTTCATCTGGCTCTTTCCAGGCGTTGCTCCTGCGAGATTAGGGTGCACATTATCCGAGTAAGCCAGAACGTTGCTGACCTCTGCCACATCATCATTATACTCGTTGCCTGCCTTGGTGGTATCGATGACGTTGACCTTGATATCATGCAGCTCATGGCCATCCAGATTGGTGGAGAATCCCGACCACATCATCTTATCGCTATTTTTTGAACCTGCAAGGTTGTCGCGCAATTTGGCAAGGAATTCGTCCCTCATCATTTCAAATTCGGCTGATTCGTTCATAGAGATTCCCTTCTCGCGTGCCAGGTTCTCCCAGAACCGGTCGTTTATCTCCACATGATAGCGGATGCTCTGACCATTCTTCAGTTTAGCCTTTTTAGCAGCTGTCAGATAGCCATAGATATCATACCACCCGTCACGGAGTGTTGCACTCCAATAAGGTATGGGGTAGTAGGAAGCGCCTGGTGTCGGCATGCGACAGACGATGGCGAACTTGGTCTGAGACATCGGAGATTTGCGGAAAACCCCAAGATCATCTCTCTCCTTGCCAGTTCGCGCCAGCAGATCGCCCAGCGGATCATACTCATCGAGCAGAGGAATGACCTCGACTGTCGATGGAGCGTTATTGTTTTTCCAGTCCGCATACAGGATGTTTTTCACCCTGCCATACTCGTCGGCTTGCTCAAAGCGGACATGGCATGCGTCTTTATGCACGATGCGCACAATCTTGCTACGGTCTCTCGACAGAATGACTACTGAGACGCAGAAGAAGTAATACTTCAGGTCTGTTATCTGTTCGGCGAAAAAGCGCTTCATGTTGTTGCGCATCAGGAACCGCTTGACGTTCTTGTCGGCTGTGGGCAGGGGGTGTTTGCTGCCTCGTGTGGCAAGATCCATATATTCGATGCCACGGCTATAGCAGGTCAACACGTTGAAAAACTTGTCTTGCGACAAAACTGAATTACGCTCAACCATATCACTCAGCTTATAGGGAAGCTGGTTGTCGCTACCCCAGGCAACAACATTATAAGAATTATTGCCTACAGATACTGGTATGACAGAATCTTTCTCTGGGCTGGAATATGCCGTTGAGGTAATTGCATCCGATGCCACATCGACAGGGCGTGTGACATTAAAAAAGTGTTCGCTCATATATATACTGGATGTCCGTTAATACTAAATATCAGCACATCACGCACCTTGCGGATTTGCCTACTTACTGGATTCAGGAAATCGTGTGTGCCTGCTCTCCAATGCGAGCTTTGCACAAGCCATCCGTCATACTGGTGAATCTCGCCCTTGGATGTCAGGGCGGTTATCCAGACACGCTCCCGTTTGCGCTGGCACTCGTCAAGAAACAACTGTACGTCCTTGAGATGAATGGCACTCTTTACCTGCTGTTTCATTCAAACGTACTGTCAAAAGTGTTATCAAATACTCGTCCGGCATGAGCCACCTGCATCACATTATGGATGCGCTGCGCATAGGAATAGACAAACTCAAAGGATGGCATATTGTCGTTGGCATTAGAGATTTCGCTCTTGCTGTCACTAATCACCACGTTCTTACCTCGATGGCCGTCCACCCACAGACAGACCTCTTCTGCCCGGAAGAGTTCGTCTGCCCAGTCTGCTTCTGCCTCATTCAGATAGCCGGTGTTTGCCGTAAACTCTCTATTCTCTACTATGGAGTAGTTGCGAAGCTTGGCTAAGAACCGGGCTGACTCTCTGCTATATTTCGATTCCTTCTTATGGAGTCCGTTGCAGTAGATAAACTCTTCGCAGCCAAACGAGTTGGTAAAGAGCAGTACTGGCGATGGAGACATGCGGTCAAGTTGCCGATCGAGCAGGTAGGTCTGGCTTCGCTGGCCCGCCGATACCGTATAGGTCAGCAGTTCGCAGCCTTCCATGTCAAACATCGACGCCACAACATCTGGACTCACGTCAAACTGCGACACATGGCCACTGGTGGTCGAAGCTGCCACGGTTCTGCTCTTGCTGACCGTCTTTCCCGTTGCCGGCATCAGGAGTGTGACCTCAACCGTGGCTTCGGCTGCGCCATAGGCATAGAGGCGCTCTTCACGTATCATCGTGGTACGCTTTTCTCCATTGAGCGTAGTGAGGAAGTGGCTGTTCAGGAAGTCGGTTGCCGACGTTCCGACGTCAGCCATCGAGAAGAGGATTGTGACTGGCGAGATGCTCACCTTGCCAGATTCGTCTGCAAACGAACATTCCAGCTGCACCTCAAGATACTTCTTTGCATAGAGTTCAACCATCGAGGTAAGGTCACAAAGTACAACCTTGCCATCGATAGCCGGATACATCGTCTCTTCGAGCAGATTGATACGCTCGCCCTCACAGATGATGTCGAGTATCAATTTGCCGTTTGTTGAGTTAGAACCGAACACGATATCTGCAATATCAGAAGAGAAGCAGAGCTGTGACGGTTGTGATAATAGTGTTGCCATGCTGTATAGGATTTGACATCGGCAAAGATACATATAATAATAGTACCCCGAAAATACAAAAAAATACGGCGACCATCACTGGCCACCGTACCGGTGTTAAAAAAAGACATAGAATATTATAACTACAACTTTTCGGGTAATTCGGGAGCTTGCCCACGGATCATGTTACGGTACCATACAAGACGGTCATCCTGTTTGGCAATACTCCAGCCCTGCTCCATCAAGCACTCGGTCACTTCTGTTGGCAAGGCATAGTACGTATCCGAGAGCAGGTCACAGATGTCCATCGAGGTGTAACGGCCACTGTCTGTATTCGGGTTCAGCAGAACAGCAAGCAGATTCTTCAAAATATCGCTCTTATCCATTTTCGAGTTCATTTAACTGTTTCAAGTTACGGGTTATCGTTCTCATATCCCTCTGTATGTCCGTCAGGACTTGCGCACAAGAGCAACGTTCTGAATCCGACAAATTGTCATCATGCAACACGCTGTCTATGGCCACAAACATCACATCCATACAAGTCTCCATGTCGCTGACAAAGATTGGTGCTTGCACACCATCCATCAGCATATCCCATTTATTATCAGTATTACTCATGGCTGGCCTCCTTTCCGTCTGTCAGTTTCTCACTCTTGTTGCCACAAGCAGGGTCAACTACCAGCGACAGTTCGCCACCCAACTCACGATATTGCTGAAAATAGGCTGAGCGCTCATTCTGCAGATCCTGCATGACAAGACGAAAACTCGACTTGATGCTGCTCAGCTCCATGTTATAGGCATCGCCACACTTGCGACGGTTGGAAACCAGACTGCGTTTCTGGTCTTCAAGAGCCCTCGCATTACGGCGGTAAGCCTCTTTCAGGGCTGACTGCTGGTCTTCCAGTTCGCGCTCCTTCACCATCAGCTGCTCGATAGCGTCCATATACTTCTGACGGGCAAAGGCCTTCTTCTCTTCATACTGCTGAATCTGAGCATTCATACCCTTGGCATTCTCCACCAGCTTCCGCTGCAGCGCCTCCAATATACTATAATCTGTTTTCATCGCTTACCTCCTTTTTCCGTTTCGTTATTATTCTCAGCTGCTTTCAGCGCAACAGCCAATGCAGCCTTCAGTTTCGGATTCTCCTGTAGGATCTTTGGCAGATTCTTTTTGATAAAATCAGTATTACCCTCGTTCCAAAGAATATCAGATTTATAATCATCAGAACTTTCATTCGACAGAAACATGAAGCATACCCTTTTCTTAGGTTCCTGACCAACCCAGTTGCTGATTTCTTTTGCTAAAGATAAGATTTTTCCTCCAATCGCATCCTCAATCATCGCTTACCTCCTTTCTTTCCTTTAGCCTCTTCCTCTGCATTGAGGCGGTAAGCAATCCAAGCTGCGCACGAAAGGCTCGCCATGGTCACCAGCGGAGCCTGGGCAGAGCAGATAAACACCACGACGAAGAGCAGCGGCAGCACCACGCCCACACGGAGCGACTTGCGCCAGCTGATATCCTCACCCAGCATGCGGCTGTAGAACTCACTCCTGGAGTCCAGCCAATGGTTGACTACTTGAGCGCCACGTTTCACGCGCTCCACGATGTTCACGGTGGCAGGTTTCTGCTCCAATGGCAGCACCTCGCCGAAATTGATTGTTGACTGTTGCATAAGTGCATCATCTTGTTTTCCATACCAGAAACCGTCTGGCGCGGAGATACAGAGAGACGGCTGCACATCCCGTTGGAAAACAGATGATGCAGCTCCGGAAAGAGCAGAAAATCTTACGAGAAGGCAGCCGTCTGTTCGTATGCCCATCAGTACCCTCCGAGAGTACCGAGTGGAATGATGGAGGTCCGCCTTTCGTCCCAACCAAGTCCCAAGCTGCAAGGCTTGAAGCGGTGGAGCGATGTGCCGGAAGCACTCCTTTGCATGCTAAGAGGCATAAACATAAAAAATGCCCGTGCAGTAGCTGCCGAGCGTCTGACGTGCGCCCTTCCGGATAGTTTACTATCATCTGTTTTCCGTTGGCAAAGATACGACAAAATCCCGAAACCGCCAAACGATTTCGGGATTTTCTACAAAGAATCTTTAAAAAAGCAACTACTCCTCGTTTCCAAGCTCCAAACCTTCATCAATCTGGCTGTCATCTGTCACTTGCTTTTCAAGCAGGAAATGAAGCACATTCTGATTGCCCATACTTTCTGTGATTACATACGTGGTATGTACCTTCCATCCACGCTTTGACATATAGTCCAACACCTCCATCATAGTATTGAACTTGCGTTTCTTGTCACCGTCATAGATATATTCGTAGCCTTCCTTGTTGGGCAGCGTTCTACCCATATCAAGACGAACCTTCACTTTGCCAAATCCCCATGTGTTGTAACCAGCAAGGTCACAATAAACAGGATAAGGCTCACCAGGTTTTGAAACACTCTGCGCATTAGCGCTCAGGCTCATCAGAGCCATCACTAATAAAAATAGAATTTTTTTCATAATAAATGTAAGTTTAAGTTCTCCATAATATCTCCTGATGGACCATAGACATCTGAAAGGAATTCGTCACTTTTCCTGTACCCAAGCTTTTCTCCATCGGGGGTGTGACAGATACCCGGAAAAGTGCAACCCAGTTTTTTGCCTTCCACAAAATGGTAACGACAGTTATAGCACGAATTTTCCATATCTTTTTCTCTATTCATGCTGCAAATTTACATAAAAATCCCGAATGATGAGTCAGTCGAGATAAAGAAATAACTTTTCTATAGAGGAAAGGTACAAAAAAAAGCCGGAACATTTTCATCTTCCGCTCTGAATTCCTTCAAATTCCCCCTGAATTCCTTCAAATTCCCTCAAAATTCCTTCAAATTCCCTCAAAATTCCTCCGCTATTCCTTCGACTTTTCCTCCTCCATATTATTAGCTTTATCGTTGGCAAGGAAATGCCCACGAAGCACAATCAGACCAAGACCTATAATATTAACCGTAGTGGTTGACAAAATGGTGATCATGATAGAATCAGGAATGATAAGCTTCAGCCGATTCTCAGTAAAGAAGTCGATATCCGTATAAGTCAAAAACACTATAGTAAGGATAACCAACAGATAGACCACAATAACCCTCAACGACCATTTTTCAAGCCTCCTGCGTGCTCTGGTATTCTCCACCACACGATGCAGCAACGTCAGTTCCTTACACTTACCGATATTCTCATCAGTTTGCTCTGAGTCTAACAATGTCTGAACTTTCTCAAGGATATTCAAGTCTTTCTTCGGCTCTTTGAAGGGCTTGCTGAAGAAAAGTCTCACCCAATGAGGCAGATAATATCCGAGATGGCCCACCAAATGGTACCAACGGAGCTTATCCTTAGAATCAAAAACATCTTTATTGCTCATCGAATATCCGGTTTTCTTTATGGGAGAAATAGTCTCGTATCAACGTAGAATCAATCTCAGTATTCCAAGGATTCTGACTTCTTACACTTCCATCTTCATTAAGAACATAGACCGTTTGGTACCAAGGCGAACCCGGCTGATGCGACCATTCGGTCAAAGAAACTGCACTCTTGTCATACATGTGAGCCACAACATCAGTAACCAGCTTCAAAGCGTTCTTCTTTTCACGGAAAGCCTTGATTTTTTCTTCTGAGAAGTCTTCCTGCTTGATGATCTGACAAGTCACAACCTTTTTGTTAGGAACAGGAAACACAGGACCATAAGTCCAAGCCTTTGGAGTATCATCATCAAAAAGCAAAGCACCTTTGTTGTCTGCCATATATGCACCATAAATATAGAACAAGATCTTATTAACTTGTGTCTTGTTCAATAGAGCCATGTGCAATTTCAACGCAGTAAACTGCACAAGGTTCGCATAGTCAACGCTGGTTAGCTTCACCATTTCAATTTCCCATCATAGTTGTTATGTCGGATGCAAAGTTACGGCTTTTATTTCAATTTTACCACAAAACTTACGTTAAAAATAGAATAAACCCCTACGACTAAAAGAAAAAACACATAATAGTTTTGTTATAACCATACGACATACACATTTTTTTGTAATAACCAAAGAAAAAAGTAGATTTCTTTGGCGCCGCAAAATCTACTTTTTAATCGATTTTCAATCTTCTCAATCTACTTTTCAACCGATTTCAATCTACTCAATCTACTTTTCAACCGATTTCAATCTACTTTTCAACACACCCTGTAGAGTTTACTCACCAAATAAGATATTCTCTCAAGATTTGCGCCAAAAATGTTGTGAACACCCATTTTTCGCAACTCTCTGAGAGTCAATAATTAAATCTTTGGTTCTTTGGATTTGCAAAGAACTCTGCCGAAAGGTAGCCCAGCACCGCCCTACGACCGAATTGTAATTACAAGCCTTTGAAAACGAGCGGTATATGTAGCACTCCGACTCAATCCGCGGTCGGTGGGCACCTATGGGCATAGCACATTTGGCAGGTGATATGATGTAATTACAAAGAGGAATGTAGCTTATCAGATGGTATCAGGAGCGTACTGTGTCTGTCTGCGGTGATGGTGATGCGCTCGTCGCCGTGGTGGTGTGTGTGTAATACTTACCACCACGAACCAACACAGCAGACATCAAGACTCAGTATGATCCAAATACCACCTGCAAGCGTAATGTATCGACGTATTACATGATACACCTGCCAACAAATGCCATAAGCATTTAGGTGCCCACCGACCCGTCGCTCTTCGTACCTGGGCAGGAAGTGGAGCTTAACAGATGGTATTAGGAGCGTACTGTGTCTGTCTGCGGTGATGGTGATGCGCTCGTCGCCGTGGTGGTGTGTGTGTAATACTTACCACTACGAACCTTCACAGCAGACAACAAGACTCTGTATGCTCCAAATACCACCTGCAAGCGTAATGACGGCATCGGGTGGGCAGGTACGAAGAGCGACAAAAAAATGCCCCTGATGCATACACACCAGAGGCACACGCTGCAAGCCCAACAGCGGTTTGTGTTCAAAATGCAATAGCATCATGGGCTTTAATTGATTCTGCTGCACGACGGATTCGATCAGACGTATCCATCAGCGCTGCATAGAGCTGGTCTGCCTCTTCTGGAGTAAACCCACCTACACCGCCATTCCCATCTATTCCATCCATCTTATGATAGAACCAAGATGATGACTTCTCAAAATAGTGGTTCGCTATCTCGCGCCAAGAAAGACACAAACTAATGTCCTGCAATCTTTTCTTCATGTCAGAGATTACTTGCTGTTGTTTCATTACCATTTCCATATTCTATACAGTTTAGTTATATTATCAAATGGCTCTCCCCGAAGGGAGAACCTTGTTCATTCTGAGTAGATGTCGGTCAGTTCGTCGAAGCATCTCTGAGCGTAAATCAGCAGTTCTGGATAACCATTTGGATAACTCGCTTTGTAATTTCTGATTGCACTAATGAGCTCCTCTTCCTGAGGTGTGACCATCATCGTAATGTTTTGTTTCTGTTTCATTTGCTATTATTTTTTGAACAATGCAAAGGTACTACTTTTTTTCGTAGTAACCAAACTTTTACTACATTTTTTTGTAGTACTGCTAATATTTAACATTTCAGAAAGAAGTAACAGGCAGACACTCACGTGCCCACCTGTTACAAAAAAATTAAATTAAATAAAACACATATGCGGTACTAAACAAATCCACCACCATAACCTCCGGAACATACAGCAGAGCCACCAGTCTCGACGGCGATACAAAGAGTATCAAACGCGTCTGATCCATCGGTACGACCTTCGAGGGGGCTCTCCTCCGTTTCAGGTTTCTTCTCTCCGCTCTTATCTTTCTGGTTGGTACCATTGACAGTCATCGCAGAGTCGATGGAGTTCAACAGATCTGGATTGTTCTCTTCGTTAATCATAATCCGATAGATACCCTGTCCTTTGAACATGCCGTTGATAAGCCCCTGCTTTTTCGGATGTGACCATGGCCTGCCGATATATAACAGCTTGACACTCCATCCGTTTTTCTCAAAGCGACGTTTCACTACCCGATAGAAGTCTGACTTATCTACACCATAGTTATTGCCCTTGAAGGTTGCATCAAAGCAGAACACCACTTCTTTACGCTTCATCGGTTTATAGTAATCACAGATATCATCGACGAGTTCCGGAAGTCGTCGGTCGTATTTAGTATAGAAGCTTTTCAGCACACGCAGAATCATATCCTCGCCAGGCTGTCCCACTACTCCCCAGTTGATATTGGCATTTGCATCCATCGCAACCCAGATAGCAGAGGCAACATCTACGTCTCCATCTGTAAGACAGTCCACATGTCTGAGCTTCTCCATATTGTATCCTACCGATTCAAAATGAGAGGTGTTGGCAGAACTGTAAAGATTACGATCCGTCTTGGCATTATAGAATGAATCCTCAGAATGTTCCACCCGTTTACACATGATAGTGGTACGGAATGTAGCCGGAGGCATATCACGATAACATTGTGCGATAAAATCCTCTCCAAGAATCTCAAGATTCTCTATACTGCTGAACTCCTTATATAAATAGGTATCGGCACGCAACATATTGACCGTGCGTGACAACTTGCGAAGATAGAACATCTGCTGTGCCGTAGGACGTTGCCCTGCAGCAATCATATCCGATATTTTTTTCTTGGCATCATAGAGTTCCAGAACTAATCCCTCCAATACCGCGAGTTTTTCAGGATCACATTTTTTTCTGTCGCGAAGAAACCAAGAACCTTTATTGGTTGTTGGCATATCGGAAAACTTAGCTATACCATGATGATAGTATAATTTGCCAAACACATTACCGTTTCCGCGGTTGGCTGGATACGTCTCATCTTTCAATTGTTCGAAGTCAATGAATTTAGCTTCGTCAATAAGAATATAGTCGAACGACTGCGAGTTGGAAGTACCCTTTCTATCCTGTGAGATGATGGTGGCATAGCTGCCGTTCCAGAACGACAGCGTATTCTCCCAGTTCATCGGTCTCTGTATAGGTTCTGCCCATCCCCATGCCTTGGGTGGTTTCTTCCCCCATGCATAGTGTATGCCATCGACAAAGCCCCATCGACGCAGATGGGTATCCCAAGACGGAATGATGTTAGTCCACATTCGCTTGGCATTCGGGGCAACCAGAGCTGTATTACTGCCAGGCATTCCCTCGAAGTTACGACGAAGTGTAGATGCTGCCATCATACCTTTACCGACTCCACGTCCAGCCACTATAGTGGAGTTCTTCGCCATGAGTGACAGATAGAACGCTTGTGCTGGATTGATATACTGGTCAAGTTTCGTCATGTTGCTTTACGAATAGATTTATCTGTTTCTCCTTTTCCGTTATCGCATCCGTCATTTCTACCACATCGACATCCTCTGCAACATCTTCGAATACCGATTTTGAATATTTAGATACCAACTCGTCAATAACCTTACGCAGGTCCGGAATACGCTTGAAGCCAAGAGATGTTGGGTCGAAAGTGAAGTTGATACGTGGAATGTCACCATAATTGCGGTCATGTTCATCAGTTTTATCGAGCTGATTAAACTTACCGTACTGCTGTGCGAGTCTGGCAATAGCTGATGCATCCTGCTTGCGCAGCGCAACAGTATATCCCTCCATTATCATGTTATTGAAGCGCCATCGATGCCATTCCTTGGAACATTGCTGTAGGTTTCCAACAATAGCATGAAGAATCTCAAGATCCTCATACGCTTTTCTTTTCGATATAGGCTTATCATCTGCATCACGATAGTTAGCCTGTACATAATCAATATATTCGCGCTCTTTCTTGAGCGGATTGCGCAGCATATAGTTATAGATGTCACGTAGGCGCACGATACGCTGAATGACCTGCTGGGAGATGCCTTTCTCCTGCAGTTCATCGACCGACATCATCAGGTTATCTGCGTAGATATCTATATTGAAGCGCATTTATTCTATTGATATTAGAGCCGACTTTAGCCACTCATTAGCTTTTTCGATAGCTGTAGGAGAGCCAACGTCAGCCAGTTTCAGCGTTTTTTCGTGCAACTCAAGTGTTTTTTCGGCAAGGACATGACGATAGACTATGCCGACCTCTGTCCAAGGATTTTTGAACGCAGCGACTTCGTCACCACTCAAACCCAAAAGGTCTCCAATCTGTTCTGGAGTCATCAGCATCCTCGCCAGCTGCTCTATTTTCGCTAATAATTCCTTTTCCATGTTTCAGATCCAGTTCGACAGCGCCATTCCCACAAATGTCTATATATTGTTGCATCATGACATAGAACACATCTGGGTCTGTCGTTATGATAGTACTTTCGGCGCGTGCGCCATATGTTTGGTTCTGCGATGTGACCACCGATATCGTCACCTTCGAGTTTCTAACCAGTAGAATCTTCGAATGATTCTGTCCGAGGAACACATGTTCGAAGGCATGCGTCAGAAGACTCTCCAGGCGAAGTGTCTTCCGCGCAGCCCGTTGGTCAAGTAGGATGGCAGAATGGCGAACCAAGCCTTTCTGCCCAAGCAGATAGAATCCATTCAAAAAAGGTTCCGATGTAGAATAGCTGCTCACCCACACATCGGCAGGTCCTGTCTGAGCCAACAACCAGTTCAGCAGACCAAGTGTGTGTAACCCGTCTCCGAAATATGCCTGTATAGGCGTATCGGCAATAGGTTTTAGCAACGAATCTATATCTTTACCTTTAGACATTTTCTGTTTCTGGAATAGCTATACCCAGTTTTTTCAGTCTATCAACAGTTTCATCCTTGATTGTCTGTTTGAGGGAATACAGAGTATTCACAGCATCTTGCAGTTTTTGCAAGGACTTTTCTGTTTGATTTTCGAGTTTAAGCCCACGAGAGATAGCGGTTCTTGCCTTCGCAATAGTTTTCACATCACTCACGACAGTCTCCACTTTATCTGTCTGAGGCTTTTCCTTAGGCTGAGGTTTCTCCTCAGGCAGAGCAAACGAATCATAGACCTGATAAGCTTCGCGAAGATCTGTATCAAGTTGTCTCAATTGATAGCACAACTCGTTACCGTCGCATGGAGAATAATCTGGTTGGGATATCATCTGCGCCAACTGTGTGTGAAGTTGTCTGATACGCTTCCATCTGTCAGCGTTCTTATCCCAAATCTCCTGAATATCATCAGGCAGTTGGTCATGATCCGAACGTTTACCAAGCTTTGCAAGTTCTGGAATAGTAGAATCTTCTTCCTCGTCATCCTCAATGGTTTCTGGCTTAGAAGAAAGAGTCTCTTTCACGCTCTCTAATGTTTCTTGATTGAATTTCTCCACATCAGAAGTAGTGAGGCCACGCTGTCGGATATCATATTGTTTTTTCAAATCAGTACGAATCCAAGGCAACATAGCCTTCGGTCTAAGCAATGCCTGATTGTAGATGCCGCGACTCCTCACGGGGCTGCATTGCAGCAACAATTGAGCACCTTCGACAATCTGCGCATCAGTAAGGTTGGTCAAATTGAGCCAATTATAAATTTTGGATGTAAGTATATGATCCATGTTTTTATTTCTAAATTTTGACAAAAGGGCAAGCGACACCATTTTGGTACCACCTGCCCACTAACTAACTTAAAACCATCTATGGAAAACCACCTGCCCTCCAATCTATGGGCAAGACGGAAGGGCAGTCATTTATCCTTCTTCCGTTTTCTTAATGAGGCCGTCAGCACAGTCCAGATACTCTGTTGCACTAAGCGGAAGCTTACCTGTGTAAGTAGGCACAGGACACTCGTCATAAGACTCCAAGGCGATGGTCGATGTCATATCTCCATTGGTGGGGTCTGAACCGGTATCACCAGATCCTGAGGTTTCACAGGGGAAATCTTCATTACCCAGTACACAGAACTTACCGTCACGCTGCTGATAAACAACAATGAGCTTGTCATCGATAGCCTGGCGAATGAAGCCCTTGACCTCATCAGGCATACCTACTACGATAGCATTAGCCTTATTAGTGAAGAGTTTGGATCCTGAGTTTCCAACTGTCTCGAAGGTAACATTAGAAGCTTTATCCTTCAACTCGATCGACTGGAAGAACTTGTCTGCAGCCAACACGAAATCACCTTTCAGTTGTGAAAGAGACTCCATCTTGGTCACCTCTTCGTCTCCGAGTTTAGGAAGTTTGGGCCATGTCACTACGCTGTACATGGACACGAAGTAGATGCATCGGCGTATGCCCGGAACAGTTTTCTGTCCGGGGCAAGCCTTGATGCTCTCATACACATTTTTAGTAGTACACTCTTTCATACTATGTATTTTTTTAGATTGTCACATTACTCGACATGCAACTTACCGACGAACAGCTCCTCTGGTGAGATTGAACGAATCTGAGTGCCATAGACACCTGCCATTTCGAAGGTCAACACCCAAGATGAGTACTTGGCAATATTTGCTTTATTTTCCTGAGCATTGATATCGGTACCGAAAAGCAGATTTTGCTTGGTGGTAATCTTCAGATACTTACTGTCTGCCATATTAGACAATACCACGAGCTTACACTTACCTGCAGAGCCTTCAAGTGTCAGCTTGTCGAACTCCGTATTATAAGGCAGCGCACCATGGCGAACCTGATAGTCATCGACATAAGCATCATATACACTTTGCGGAATGTATAAATTACACTCTCTACCACGAAGCATATCATTTGCTTTGCGATAGAACTCCTTCAGCTGTTCTGTAGCCGTTGTGTTATTGATGGCAGCATCAAACTGGAAGAGATTGCCTTTAGCAACAGAGAGTTTCTCTTCTGTAGCTTCTTTCTCAATAATGGTATCGAAACCATCAAAGAGGTCCTCGGTCTTATTGCCAGCGACATTACGCTTAGCTTTCCACACAGCATTGTTCAGATGCATACCCACCTTTGCAGCGAAATAGGCTGCTACACGAACGGCAATCTGACTTGTTGTCAATTGCTCACCGAGCAGAATGCTATGACCGTAGATTGACTGGAACACTTCCATCGGGTCGAAGTCATAGGAACAGTTGCCAGGCCATACTTGAAGAGTTCGTCCTTCAATTTTGTAGTCTGCCGACTGGCCGCTTTTCTTACTCCATGGCGACAACTGTGCATCACCATGCAGTTCGCCCCATGTCAGCTGATTCCGGACACCAGGAACTAATGTGATAAACTTCAGCGTATTATCCTTCATGACCTCAATAGGCTGAGTGATAAGTTGCTGCTGATACTGACGGCAGGCTGTTTCAAGTTCTGCCGGTGTGACGCGCTCCGCCATTTCGTCGGGCGTCATTAAGGCCTGTGATGCTGATTTCGCCATTACAGAAGATCTTTGATTGTGTTAAACATGTCTGATGATGTGTGCATCTCCATCTTACCAAGTTGATTACCTGGCAGCTTGACTGAACTATCACCAGCTTCTTTTTTGAAGTTATTGAACTCTGTCTGCAGATTCTGCAGATTTGTCTCTGCGGTAGCTTTTGCTGTTTCCGCTGTCTGAAGATCTGCATTTGCTTTTGCCAACTGACTCTCGATGTTGCCAAGATTCTCGGCTTTGCCTTGCAAGGCAGCAAGAGTATCTTCAATAACCTGCATCTGTTCAGCTGTCACCACAATACCAGAGTCAGACTCGTTAAGCCCTTCAACTTTAAGAAGAGCATTAACCTTGATAAATTTCTTGTTCATAATGACATTATTGTTGGTTTTATTATCTGCGAATATACGCTGTATTTTTGCCATGATACCACGGGGAACCTTGGGTGTCACATGGGCTACAGCAGGAAGAGAAGGAAGATGGAACCGCTCTTCGATACCATCATAATTAGCATAAACATTCTGCACCGCATTTGCTTCTGCCTCTGCTTTGGCTTCATCCAGAATTTCATCGACAAGTCCAAAATCAAGTGCCTCTTGTGCTGTGAGCCACTTTTCTTTTTCCATCATGTTGCAGTTTTCTTCGATACTCTTGTGATTACGATAAGAATAGAAATCAGCAATGGCCTTATCGAAAGAGTCCAGATTCTGTTTGGTTTTCTTCAGCGTCTCGATATATGCCTCAAGTTTTTTCTTATTCGACATTCCGAGACTGTTGATATATTGCGAAGAATTGTGTATCAACATCAGCGAACCACGCGCAATCTTAACAGACTTCGCTTTCATACACAAGACAGTTGCCGCACTTGCGGTCATACCCACAATAACCATGTGACAATTACCATGGGCTGCTATCAGCTCTGCAATTGTTATACCCTCATTGAGGAGACCACCTGGTGATGACACAGCAATAGTCACTTCCTTATCCTTGTTTTGATTAAGGAAATTCTTGACCATATCAGATGTGGTGCCACGTCTGTCAGTCCACCAGTCATACTCCTCACCTATTGTACCTGTAATATAGAAGTCGTATTTCATTCCGTTTTCTTTTTCCACAAAGGTAGTAATTACACAATGCGAAAGAAAATACCCTATTATTAAATAATGTACAAAAGAGGATATTGGGATTTCCAGTTAATCGTCAGAGTCTTCAACCACGTATCTGATGTTTTATCTGGATATGGGATTGATTCTTCTATTATAGTATGAGGACGCCTTCCGGTACCACACAGAAACATGGTACCATCCATGGAAGTCAGTCGGAAACAGTAGCGCCCATCATTCATGAAGCCTCTATCCAGTACTTCCGCTTTAATTGTGGTAGTAAAAAGACGTTGTCCGTTATCAGAAGAATCCTTGATAAGGACATCAACAAGACCATTAAGTGGGATTTCTGTCCACAAAATGTCTTTTGATGGTATGCAACTTGAATTTCTTATAATTATATTGGTGCTAACGGATGCAGCGCTTGCAAATTCTATTTTTCTTACGTGTACGAACTTAGACATGATTATACTGTTTTATACGGGTTTGAAAAAAAACTTTGTTTTTATGATTGAAAGATAGTATGTATTTAATTTTTATTAACGATTATCATGCTTATAGCCACGTGAAATGTTCACGCCAGACTTTTTGAATGAATCTTTCAGTCTTTGAAGTTTCTGGCGAAGATTCTCATAATTATTCGACTGCATACTGATACCGTTATCATCCATCCAATCACGAATGAGCTTCGAGAGCTGAACAGACCGGCATCCGATATCCGTCAGATCTTCCCAGAGCTGCATACTGAAGATGTCGTCTATTGCCTCGGCAATAGCAGCCTTACCATGTACAGAAATATAATTGTATGTTTCAGGCTTTTTCGATGCAGATCCTTTAAGTACAATAGCGACCTCTCCCTCTTGTTGTGCATCAGGAAGAACTCCGTCTGGTCTTTTACGAGAGAAGTGGCGAATCACGTTGTTGAGATGAGACTGGACAGGAAAAACACACGGATTACCGAAATGATGTTCACACCATTCACGCTCATAGACTGGCAGCTTGACGTATATAAGTATCTGATTCATATAATGTTTGTTTTATATTGGCGGTGCAAATATAGATATTTTTTCTGTATTTTCCTATTAAAGTCGGAAGAATGTTTTTTATTGTAGATATGTAAATACTATATGTAGCAAGTTGTAGCATTTTGTGCCATACTTTTATTATACTGATTTACAACTACTTACATTTTTCATTCCTATGTAGCATTGACTACAAATGTATCATCTTTGCTACAAAAAGAAGGACTTTATATATAAATGCTACAATTTGCTACATCATTGCTACAACTTACTACAAATATTCAGTGCACATAACATACTGCTACACAACTATTTATAAACTTGCTACAAAATGCTACAAATGTAACACCCTATTTTTTACTTTCGGAAAACGTTTTCCAAAGAAAGACGGAACGTTTGCAAAAAAAAGCGGGAGCCTCACGGCTACCGCTTCATTAGCAATCAATGTAAGCATTTTATAAAACTATGTAGAAAAAAATATTAGTCTTTGTCCTGGAATAACTCCGTTTGCTTTGGCTCTGGTTTGGTTTGTTCATCACATCCACTATAGGTATCAAGCATAATGCCGTATTTGCTTGACACTATCTCGTAGTTGAAACACATCGGTCTGTCTTGTGTATAGACCGCCTTGAAGCCTATTGTCCTGCCGTTCTCATCAAATTGCTCTTCTCGCTCTGGCAGTCCGTTGTTATTAAACTTAATAAACCGCTCCGGATAAGTAGTGTTGCCGTAGTACTCTGGGGTTATCTTCAGATAGTGGAGCATCGACTCTTGCGGAAGAACCTGCTCGTCCATTTTCTTGCCTTGTTCTCGGTATGTTGCCAACATGATATCTTTTCGGATCATCAAAATTGGAATAGATTTCTCGAAGGTGAACTTGTCTTTTTGTTTGTTGGTTCGCAGTTCATCCTTATACTTGATGATATAATCTTTCTTCTTCATCAAGAGTCCTTTTTGTATGGCAGAGTTGATGATATTCCAGAATCCTGCCACTTCATCGACAGATGATGACATCTCATTCTGTCGCATAACACCTCTCTTGCACAGTTCGAGCAGTTCTTCGTAACCAAATGGCAATTCGATAGCATCATCTATTGCCAGATATGTCGCCAGTATTACTGTCCAGTTACGTAGTATGCGGTCAACTATAGACGGCTGCTCTCTCAGTGCATATTTCATGTCTGCCTCTGCTTTCTTCCACGCATTACCAAAAGAAGCCTCGAATTTATCTCGATGTTTCAATATCTCAACTGTGATATGTGAAGCGCCAAGCATACGCCAATGTTGCAAATCTGCAAACTCCATACGTTCCTGCTCGGTAAACGAGTGTTTATCATACGTAAGGTAGATTAGGCGAGTGAACAATGCCGGGTCTGCCGTTGGCATTTCCTGACCAGTCAGTATAACTGCAGAATCTACTCTTGCCTGTTCACGCTTCTTATCTTTATCCATGTTCATTCTCATACGACCGACACCGCCCCAGATATCCTTGAGGAACTGCAGTTTCTTGATATCGATACCATTCTTGTACTCGTCAAGGTGTACCAGAGCATTTGATACCGATGCTACAGCATCAGCCAGCGATGGAATTGAAGACTCGATATTCGGAGCTTCGTAATCACGTTGAAAGAAACTCATAAGAGTTTGCGCCAATTCTGTTTTACCGGATCCTGGAGGACCAAACAGATTGAGTATGGGAATTTTTATACCACGAAGCCTAATAATATCGGCAAATAACGATGAGAGGTAGAAACACAAGCCTATCTTTGCATTATCACCAAATACTCTGCATATCTTATTGAAATACTCATTCATAGATATGTTGGAGAATGATGTCCTTTGGAATTTACGTTCATTGACATACAGCTCTTTCGATGACTTATACAGTCGAGACAGTGCTGGCAGGTAGAATTTTCCGGCTTTAAGCCTTACGATTCCCATTTCATCGATATCATGCCATTCTGCATCTTCAAGTGCACCATTACTAAAAGCATAGAATCCTTCTTTCTGCCAACCAAGTTGTTTGATTTCGACTGCCGTCTCTGTTACCTTTGCTAAATAAGTCTGCAGCTTTATAAGTTCTTGGTCGCTGGCCATCCATATATAGTTACCTATTCCAAGCAATTTTTTGCGAAGGGCTTTGCTCGACGTAAGAACCTCCATGTCCAACTCTATGATTTCTGCAGGATCATCTACTTCAGTATTGTTTATCTCAAAGAGCCGGACAGGACGCAGATCATCTTTGATGTGGAAGAGTGGTTTCAACGTAAAGTTTGACCACTGGCTCTCGTCGCCATCTTTTGTCAAGCCATAATAACAGTTGTGGTATTCTGAGAAACCGAATAATCGGAGCATATCAATGCCTCCGTTCTTATTCTTGCTTGACAATTTCTCCTGTTTCCTATGTTTCGCAGCATTGATAGCGTTACGCCATAGTTGCTTGTTTCCATTTAATTTTGCAAGCTTGGATATATATACCTCCTGCAAATCACTATCCTTGATACACACAACCAGGTCACTAATAGTATTAACTATTTTCTGCCTCTGCTCTGTTGTCTCATCCTTATCAAGACACTTCTCTATATACCACAGAAGGAACTCTTTTTCTGTCAGTCCTGCAAGGTCTGCCGGTGTATTGATAAATTCGTCGGGATCTTTTTTCGTTGGTCTCTCGACATCAAGATCATTCGGTATCTCTCTGACTGACACAGTGAATCCACACTCCATTGCCAGCGAACCGTTTTTGATAACATTCTTAAAACCTGCTCCTAACTTTTCCCCAAACTTTGGTACATCTGAGTCTGGAATAAAGCATAAGGTTATATTCTGCATTCTGAGTTCTTTAAGTTTCATGAACTGGTCCTTTGTCCATGATCCTCCCAGACTTGCGATAGTGTTTAATATTCCAGCCGACTGTAACTTAATAACATCAGGCCCTCCTTCTACGAGATACACCTTTTCTTGTTGCCTCGCTAATTTTATGGCCTGGTCGATACCGAATATCGACGTGCTTTTATGATAGATATCGCTTTCGCTGCTATTGATATATTTTCTATCGTTGTCAGCCTCCATCGTGCGAGCCGTGAAGCCTTCTATATTGGAATATCTGTCGCGTATAGGTATCATTACCCTGTTGCGATATACGCAATATAGTCCTCCAGTCCTCTCACTACGTTTGAAGATACCCATCTCTTGCAAGATATCCATGTTAAGGTCTTTATGCTCTGCATAGGCTATTACCTTACGTCCATCTTCTGGTGCAAAACCAATTGATTGCTCTTTACAGTAATTTTCATCCCATCTGGAGAGCATATATTTTCTTGCAGCTTTGGCATCTTTGCTGTCTGACCACATTTGTGTGTAGAACCATTTGGCCAGTATCTCATTATAGATTCGCATCGTTTCTTTCTTACGATGACGTTCTTCCTCTTCCGGCGTTTGGTTCAGTTCTATATCCTTTAGCTCAATATTCAAACGCTCTTTCAGTAATTTTTTAACAGCGAATGGAAATGGAAGGTTCTCTGCCTTCATCACGAACGATATAACATTACCGCCTTCATGGCAAGAACCATAGCAATACCAGAGGTTCTTTGCTGTATCGACAGCAAATGATGGCGTATCCTCATGATGGAAAGGGCAACAAGCCCATAGCCGATGACCACGTTTGGTCATCTCGCCTCCAACGTATTCAGAAACAACCTCCGCACAATCCACTCTATCGAGTATCATGTCTATATATTTCTGGTCTATCATATTTCTACATATTTTATGCAAATGTATCTGTTAATTGTATCACGTTAAAATACCAGATGCTATTTGGCATGGCTTTCTATCCGTGTATTCTACATATTGATTGGTCGCTGTACAAAATGCACCATTGATACATCTTCGTTTGAACTTGCAGAGTAAACAATCGTCGTTCATAAAGTAACAAATTGACCGCCTCACATTGTTAGATTCCCATACATAGGATGCTAAATCGAAAAACAATAACTTTTACTAAACTTATGGCTGTGAGGCGGTCGTTATTATAGATTACGTACTCTCATCACCTTGATGATCTCTCTGCAGTTCTTGGCTCCAACCTTATTTTTGATACTGTCAAGCTGCACCTTGATTGTCTGTGGTGATTTACCTAAGACGGATGCGATATCTGTATAGGTATAGCCACGCAAGTATAATCTTGCCACCTCCTTCTCTGCTAAACTTAATTTATATACCGACTGTGGTTTGCATATAATATTCTCATCTTTGCATATGCCTCTTAAGGGACATTTTACTTCTTCAAAATTGATGATATCAGCATCAATATCTACAGTCAGCATATCATGCTCGCCAAAGTTGCAACGAATGAAGCGTTGCACAACATTGAAATCTTCTTTATCCTTGATAACAGGTGATGTCGTACCAGTCTTGTAGAGTGTTGCCAGTCTAGCATAAGCTCCAGGAAAGAGATTCTTTATTGAGCTCATGATATAATCTACGATCTGATGATCAAAGCGAGTAAGCCTTTTCTCTTCACTATCGTCCTCTTGATAATACACTATCCCATTGGGGGAAACTCTAAATTCTATTCTTCCTTTTCCCATAGTTTTAGTTTTATAATATTTGTAATATTGATCATTTCATCTTTGCGTATGCGTAACTGGGAATTCATACTAAGCTTCGCACTCATTGTACTGGCTGGATAATCAAACTCTGCAGTAAGACATCGCAAGAACTTTCCCTTGTCTTTCCTACATAGTTTGTTATAATAATCCCTCACGTCTATGACATTTTTATTGTCCATTTTTACTTGCATATTTAAAACCTTTATTCTAATTTTGTGGCAAAATTAAATTAAATATTTCACACAACCAAACGTTGACAGAATAATATTTCCGTCTTTGTGCGGTTTTTAACTTATTTTTATAGTATGCGGTACAATAGTGTTAAATTAGACATGGACTTTTTTAAGCAATGTCTGAAGAAGAGAAACATGAGCGACAGGGAGTTTAGTCAAGCCATGTGGAAAGAAGGTACTCACCAGACGGTCGGTCAGTTTCTTCGACGTCCAAACATGAAAATCGAGACAGCGATGAGAATATGCAACATACTCGACATCTCGCTGGATGATCTGTTCAGAGGTTCAGACTCCTACGATGGTTCGCCGCTCGTAGTCGGAGACAGTAACATCATTAACTCATCAATTGTTTCTCATGACATTAACGACTTGCGTAAAGAGGTTCGGACCTTAAAACTGCTTTTGCGTGAAAAAGATGAAAGAATTTCAGAGTTAAAAAAGTCCAAAGACGACATCGCCAAACGCTTCGATAGTGTATTAGCACTAATGTCTTCAAAGAATAACAACCACAAATAA